CCTTTAAAAAAAAAGCCTCGAAATCTTATTGAAATACAATCGAAAAAAACAGACCCAATTTCAGAACATTCTTACGAGGTTTTACATCGTTTAGGCGATGACACTGTCGTGGGTAAGAAGGATATGGTCTTTCGTGGTGGAGGGTTATTCCTCCGTAGACCTATCAGTAGAAGGAACTACCATTAATTTATCAGTATATCATATATCATGATATACGGATGTGGATATAAGATAAAACCTTATAGTTATAAAAAAGCGGAACAATTAGGAGTAAAAATACGTCCTTCAAAAAAAGAACATAAGAAAATTGATGTTATAAATAATGAGGGTGAGGTCCTCTCCAGTATTGGACAAGTTGGAATGAAAGATTATCCAACGTATCTAATACAGGATGGAAAAGAAGTCGCTGAAAAACGCCGTAAATCCTATCACAGCCGACATGCGAAGAATATGAAGAAAAAAGGAACACCAGGATATTTCGCCGGTAAAATTTTATGGTAGTTAATTTAGCAATTTTTTTTCCTAATATAAAATATATAACGATGAATAATTTGTCACACGCCGATTTGAAAAGAGCCGCAAAGGAACTTAAAATTCCCAAATATACAACCGCAAAAACTAAAGAAGACCTGATAAAAATAATGAGACCGCATTGCAAAATGCAAGGTAAGAAAATTGTATCGAAAGCAGAAGGTGGGAGATGCTGGTCCGGTTATGAACCGGTTAAAGGTAAAAAGCCCTTCGAGAAAGGTTCTTGTAAAAAGACCAGTACAGGTGGAGCTATATACAATCCTACTGGGGATCCTGAGGTATCCAAAAAGAATGAGCAAATAAGAAAAAATATGCAGAAAGCCCGTGAAGCAAAGGATAAGAACGCAGGACCCGTGTTAGGTGGAGCGGTCAGAGACCTCGCCCTCAAACACAGGAATCTTTTGGTTGAGCGATTGAAAAAGGTTCGAAGTATAATGGGTGGACAATTACCATCACGTGTTACGGATAGACTTCGTGACTTGGATTTAAAGTTAGGTATAAAGGGAGGTAATGTGGGAATGTTTATGGATGACCCAGCCCTTCAAAAAAGAATAGAAGATAATCAAATAGAAAAAGGGCTTGACAGTAACGTAGAAAACCCATGTTCGGGAATAAGTTCTCAGTGCAAACCTCTTGCAAGGGCAATTCAAGCCACAAAGAAAAACGAATTAAAGGTCAATGGAAAAAAACTAAACATGAAAAGTATTGAAAGTTGTGACAAGTTCTATAAAGAAAAAGCAGGATGTCCTGTAGAACAACCTAAGAAAAGAAAGAAGAGCAAAGGTGTCATGGGAGCTTTGAGTAAGACGGCTGATGTATTGATGAAAGGAACAGATAAGGCAGTTGCCGGTATAGTAACTGTGGGTAAGCCTGTGTTCTATGCTTCTTGTGGAGCGGCAGGATCAGCGGCGGGTGGACCTCTGGGTGCAGCTGCTGGGGCAACTGCTTGTAAGAAATTGTATGAAGAAATGGTAGAAAAACCTGGGTATGAAGACACCCTGATGGATAGGGCAAACTTGAGCCCAACGGAAAGAAGGTTGTTAAATATGATGCAAAAAGCATCGTTATCAAAAGGAAAGAAAGCATTGGAAGTACCGAAAGAAGAAGAAGAAATCGAGGAAATCGAAGGTGAAGGTATGGACAAAATAGACTGGGATAGTATGGATTGGGGATCCTTTTCAGAACAATTAAACTACTACAATAGTAAGAACAAAAAGAAAATGGATTTGCCCCAATTTGCAAAAATGATCTTAAAAACCCCTGGAAAATATAAACAAAAAACAGTAAAAAGAGCCAGATTTTATGAGAACGTATTGAGTAAAAAATAAAATCATACATACATATATAGCAAAATGATATTAGGACCACGTTCACGTTTCCCATCAGACAATATCCAAGCTTTAGGAATGACCAGTATGATACCGCAGCCACAGTTTATTCAGGAGCTACCAGTACGAGCTGGGGGTGGACCAAGATTCGAAGTAGATGGGCATGCTTTAGCACATAGATCTAAACAACATGGCCAAGTGACTTCTGGGGGCAAATTGAAGATAAAATCTAAGAAACAAGTAAAGCACGAATTTAGTCACCCGAAGGAATTTTTAGAACCTGCTTCAAAGGGAGGAACGTTGCGAGAGTTTACATTTGGAACACCTTCTTTAACTCATGAAGCATCTTCTCGTCCATACAGAACTTACGGAGGCCCTCGTCATGGAGGCGTAATGACAGGAGGTGGCATTAGACTTGCGCCCGGCCCTCGTAGTCGCTCTATTGCAGGAGACGGCCTTTATGCATAAACCGGTTTTTCAATAGCCCGGAACAAATGTCCGTATGCGAGTTGAACCTGACAATTTTTCCGGCCTCATAATAACCGGATTTTCTATTTCCTTTTTTTTTCTCTTCCCCCGAGAAAAAAAAAGCAGAGCTCATTCATAATTTAATTGAACAGACACCAAAAACACAAAATGGACGCCATGACCCCTTTGACAGTTTCAACCATCAGCAGTTCGCAGATGAACTTCAGCTTGTTGAGTTTTACTCCAGAAACAGTTGGAACAATTGAAATTACTCAACAAACTATCGAACCAGTTTCTCCAACAGTCTTTTCGCCTCAGAGCACTCTTCCGTCCACACTACCGCCTATTCGAGCGACCCCGGCAAAGAAACCGACGAAAACACCAACGGCTCCTTGCAAGTTCCCTCCTGTTACCTTTACTGTGTGTAGGAATTGGCTTGACTGTGACGGCCTTGAATTTTTAGACGGCTTATGTTCAAATTGTTACGACAATGAGAGCGGAATCAAGCGTAAACTATTTGAAGAACAATAATAAAGAAATGTTTTGTTAATATATTAACATGAGTTGTTTACAGTGTGGAAGTTGTATTAATTTTGACTATCATATCCTTCGGTATACCACCGATAATAGAATTGTAGGGTATGGTAATTTTTGTTCTACTATATGTGCCAAAGAGAAGGCCAAGACCACCTGCTATGGTGATTCAGATTATTTTGATACGTTGTCGCTTATGCTACAGAAGTATGGAGAAGAGAATGGAATCAAAACATTCTATTCTCCGAAGGAAGTGAGAGAGATAAGACCTCTGTTGGAACCAGTTGAATTTACCCAACCTGTTATACCAAGGTATAACGTTAAAAAGGCAAGTGCGAATAAGAAAACCATGAATGATGTTTTGAAAAATGAATTCTTCACTGGTAAACATCAACCAATCATGACAGCCAAGAACTTATGTACTTCTAAATAGAATGCCCTTTGTACCGGAAGTAGTCCAGTGGTTTGGATCCGAGGTCGGATGTATTAGGTTGGTCTAAAGTGAAGTCTCGGGTTCGAACCCGCCGAACGGGACGAATTCGTCAGAAATGATAGCCGGTACACTTTTTAATCTTTTTTTACGTAATTGACCAACTGCGACGTTGAACTTCCCATCTCTTTCATATCTTCAGCTACATCCTTATACTTAGAAGTTAATATACTGTGTCTCAATATATTCACTCCACTCTTCTTGCCAAATATTTTCTGCAAACGTTGGTTCAATTTGACACTTCCGTTGCTACTCTTATCTGGGCCACCTAAAGGGTTTCCAGTGGAATCGATAAGGAGATAATCTGAACTGTTGATCTGAATCCATTTCTTCAAAATATTCCTCAATTTTGTAGGAAGCTTAATAGATTGCTTACCATAAGCCTTGGACGTCTTATAGGAGTTAAATACCAGGTTCTTAAAATCCTTACTGATATAATTGTCTTTGTCTTCATCAACGTTGCGAATCTTGAAATCGACATAATCTTTAGATCTACGAACATTGATAAATACGCCTGATAATAGAGCCAAAATAATATAGTTTTGAACCTTCTGTATTTCAGCATTTGAGAGAGAGCTGGGTTCCTTCATCATAAGTGGAGCAGCAATCTTGGCCAATTCCTTTAACTTGGCTTGAATTTCATCCTGTGTCAACCAGTTTTCTTCTTGTGCTTCGCTCTTCTCTTGCTTGCTCATATCCTTTTTGTATTCATTGATGTCATTCATCATCAAATCCCTATACTCTTTTTTTCCGCTAACGATGACTAAAGCTGATAGAATGGTCTTTCTTTTATTGGAAGGCATGTCTTGTAGATGATTAATGATTGTTTTAGTTTGATCAAATTTCTTTGGCTCTATAAGACCATCACCAAATACCTTTTTATATAAAGACCTGAGTATAGACGAGTAGGTGTTTATGCTGGAGTTAGAAAGGTTCTCACGCTTTTCCTTTAGAAATTCTTTGAACGTTGAAGTATCCATATTATAATTTAACTTTAGATAAAAAATAAGATAAACAAGATATTATATTTTCTTTAACTTAATATATAATGGAATTGCCTAAAAACGACCACATACTTTTTGAGGGAAACGTTGTCCTACAAATGGACTTTCAGGACGCAAGTAACAAAAGCTACAATGGGGTTATAGTAACATCTACTGGAGATTCAGATTCTTACGTTGTGGAGAGAAGTATCAGAAGGGGAGTTACCACAAAGACTACCGTAAACTTTTTCGATGTTTGTCATTTAGCATTAGAAATGCATGCTATGGGGGCTAAAATGCTTCATAATTTTGTATTCAAAAACGGTATCAAAACAGCTATAGAAGTTTGCAACAATGAGTTTGAAAAAAGAGCATCAATAGAAGGACCTTATGCAGAGGCTAAAGCTCGTATCCATTCTGAATGGGATAGCTTAAAAATAGAAGACAAAGAAATAAAAAAAGGCGCTGGTGTAGGTGTGGATGGACCTACTGGAAAAATATACGAGGTACCAGAAAATTTAGCTGCCCAGGCAATCCGATTTTAGTAATGTTATCTTAATTAATTATAAAATCTCATTACTATTTATATATTATGTCGAGTCAACCAGCACCATTCGAATCACAAATATTTAACGTTTCAAATTTTAATAATTTACCAAACGTTGGATCGACTAATCAAGCTAACTTTCCAACCTTGCAAGGAACGTTAACCTGCCCAAATGGAATAATTTGGGGCGACAATACCTACCAGAATTCCGCTAACACTGGAGGAGGAGGAGGTAACGTTGATAATCCGATGACAAGTAATCTCGATGGAGGGGGGTTTAGTATAACTAACGTAGATACCTTTGCAGGTTTATTTGGTAACTTTGGAGAAGTCAATACAACAACTATTAATGACTCTGCTGCAGTGCAGTATGTAAATATGGGACCGGTAGTAGCAGGTAATGAATATTTAGTGGCAATAATAGCGTCAGGCAGAGACGCAGAAGGTTCCGTTACTATCGTAAGTAGGTGCTTAGACCCTGGGTTTAAACAGACAATCGTATTTACTCTAACTGGATTTGAAAGAAGAGGACATGCTAACGTTCTTGTAAATTTATGTGAATCAGACACACCTATTTTTGAAGCTCTTGTAGTTGGTGATGATGGAGCAGGAGCTGTATTTTGCTCTCTACGTAGTCAAGCACCTTCGACTACATGGGAGGTCAGAGCTTATATGAATCAAGACGATAAAGGGACGATAGGCGTATATGGTGACAGCTGGAGACTACCAGCATCAGCTTCTATAGCTCCGCCTGTAGTTACTTCTTTTGTAGAAATACGGCTTGGATTTCAGCCAGAAGGTCAAGCGACTATGTCAGGTGACTTAGATGTACGTGATGGAATTGCATGTAGTACACTAATGGCAGATGCATCTGTTACAACAAATAGAGTATTTACCAATGAATTTCGGGACAATGGCTTAGGCATTATAGATACATTCAGTCCGTTACGCATGAACAATAACGACATTCAATCAGCTGGAATAATAGGAGCAGCGGCATTTGTTGCCTCTGTCTTAGGAGCTATTGTACCTGTAGGTCATCCAACTACTGGACCTTTATATGTTGATAGTGGAAACAATAGAATAGGTATTAATGTACCAGCGCCAAGTGAAGACTTTGAAATAGATGGCAATATCCAGTTAGATTCCAATGGCGCAAATAAGATTAAATTTTACGATGGAACCGCCACTACAGAAAGAGCTGAAATAGATGCGGCCGCATCAGGAACAGGTGGTCAGTTAATATTCTACACGAAAGAGGATCCAGGTACCGTTACAGCAAAAATGACCATACAAGCTGATGGTAGAGTCACTATAACTAATAGATTGGAAGGAGTTACACCTCCAGTAGCTGGGACAGATGCTGCGAATAAAGACTATGTAGATGCGTCCATACCATCTCTTGCTGGCTATGTTCAAAATCCGATGACAGTCGCATTAGATGCAGGCGGGTTTGCTATCAACAATATACTTGATCCAGTAGCACCTCAGGATGCGGCATCCAAGAACTACGTCGATACAATTGTTCCACCTGCAGGAGTTCAAAACCCTATGATAGCAGACCTTGATGGCGGAGGGTTCAACGTTTTCAATGCAACCTCTCTCTTTGCAGTCAACAATGTGAAGAGTGGAGACTACATAGAGTCATACGAAAACATCTATGCTGGGCAAGCATTAGGCTCCCCTCTACAAGCTTTTTGTAAAGTAGAGTTACCAAATCAGAGTAGTGCCTTTTCGACTGTAATGCCACAGTGGAAGAATGGGTATTTGAAACCCCAGGCTATGTTTTCAAAATGCGCATGCTCTGAATCGGTAACTGCACCCGGTGCCAATAAGTTAAATTCTGCCAGCTTGTTAGCAACCTCCTCAGCAGCATACAATTTAACAGCACCATCGGGCTTACCAGGTACAAACATTCTAATAGAAATCCCCTTAGCTCTTGATCGACATACATTTAGTATACAAGTTGACGGAGAGTGGAACGGCTCTACAATCGGCGGCAACGGTAACAGCTATATGTATATAAGAGAGGATGCTAACCCAGCTGGACAGATATACGGTATGTCGACCGGGCAAGCGGTCGACGGCGCTCGCTACCCATGCTGCCTCAATTTCGTTGGGGCTTTACCCGCAGGTGTTTATTGTATCTTACTTGGCCATTACGATCTTGGGGCGAATCGGGATTATACCGGAGACTTCTGGGTTAGGTACTTAGGTGATTTCGGAGGATAATTAACTCATTATTAAGCATATATCATTAATATATACTTAATTATCTCATTTTTAAGGCTTAATTTACGAATAACATAGGGTTCTGCTTAAATAAAAATTTTTATTTAAGCGCAGTGGTATGTAATACATTCTTTTATGCTTAATTTGCATATAATATACCCATCTGCTTAACTATTAGTTAACTATCCCTCTCTATTTCGCCATTCTTCCCATGGTTCGGGGACTTTCTCTGCTTCCTTCGCAGCCTCTTCAGGAGTTCCATGAATAACCTCCTGCCAGAAAGAGTTGATTCGCTCTGGTGTACCATGATA